TCAACGCTCGTCCTTGGTTAGTTGACTTAGCTCACAACCATGCTATCTTCGATAACGCAGGTGCTATCAACGAGTCTTCGGTTGCTCCAGGATTATTCCTACAACAACCAGGTTCAATTAGCGCAATGGGCGCTATTTCAGCTCCAACATCTACAATGACTCCATTCTCAGGTGGTGGTGCTACTAAAGCAGGTTACGGTTCAACTGTATCAGGTTCTGGTGATAAATTCCCAAGCCTTTTACCAGTAGCTATCCAAGTTGCTGCTAAAACTATCGGTTTCGACCTAGTTGGTGTAGTTCCTATGGATTCTCCTGTAGGTTTCCTACCTTACCTAGATTACGTATACCAAGGTGGTAACGTCGACAAACAATACGAGCCATTCCTAGTGAAGCTTACTGGCGCGGTATTAGCAGGTTCTGCTGGTACAGGTTTGATCGCATCAATCACTGCAGGTACTATCTACGGTATCGATGGAGCTCTAACTGATGACTTGATCATCCAATACGTTGGAAGATCTCGTGTTGACGGTACTCCTATCTTCAAAGTAATCTCTGCTACTGATTCAGCTACTAACTCTATCCAAGACTACTTAACTACTGGTTCTCCAGTTCTTAAAGCGGTTTCTGCGATCAGCTCTGGTGCTTACTCAGTAACTGGTTCTGCTCTATTCACTTTCTCAGGTTCTGAGAAATTCGAATTAGTTTCAGCTCTTGAAAACCATATCTCTGGTTTCACTTCTCTAAGTGATAACGAGTGGACTGGTACAGGTTCAACTGAAGCTACAGACGTAGACGGTCCTTTCTTAGGCGCTACTGGTTCTCAAGCTAACTTTGGTGGAATGACTCGTGCTAACGCTGAGGTTTCTAAATTCCGTCAAATGGGTCTTCGTATGTTCACTAAGTTCATCGAAGCTAAAGGCGACCAAGTTGCTATCTCTGCAACAGTTGAGCAAATCCAAGATCTTAACAGAGTTTGGAATTTCGACGTAATCTCTATGTTAGAAAACGTAGCGGTTAACGAACTTGCTCAATCTATCAACAAGAAATTGGTTGACAGAGTATTAACTTTAGGTGCTACTCACAAAACTGCTCTTGAAGCGGTTGAAGGTTCTAACATCTGTAACCTTGACCTAACTGTAGGTTCAACTGGTTTCGAGAACATCTCAACACTACAACGTCGCGTTGTAACCAAAATCCTTGAAATGGCTAACTTGATCTATCACAGAGGTCGTTTCGGTGCTGGTACTTACATCGTAACTAACGGTCGTGTTGCATCTGCTCTTGCTGATGTTGCTGGTTACTCTTTCGCTCCATTCAACAACGATCTACCTTCTACTCCAGGTCAATTGTATCCTGCAGGTAAAGTACATGGTTTAACCATCTACGTAGATCCTAACTTGTCTTTCAGCGATAACCGTATCCACATCGGACGTAAAGGTGCTGACGAAGAACCAGGTGTTAAATTCTTACCTTACATCATGGCTGAGTCTCTTCAAACTATCGCAGAGGGAACTTTCTCTCCTAAGATCGGTATGAAGTCTCGTTATGCAATCACTGAGGCTGGATGGCATCCTGAAACTCAATACATCACTATGGAAGTAACTGGCCTAGGCGTATTGACTGGTTCAACTCGTCCTTCTGCTTCTTACTAATCGTAATAACGAAACAGGACAATAACAGAAGGCTCTCCATTGGAGAGCCTTTTTTTTGTTTTTATGATTCGAGCTCAAATAAATAATATTCCTAAAGACAACATAAAATAATAAAACAAAATGAGCAAATCAGTTCTAAGCTACGGCGAGTTTCTTCTTGAAAAGAAGGCAATTGATCAACAAATGGCTGACCTTCCTAAAGGTAAAGGTTCTAAGTCTAACAAGTCAGTAGACACTAACACTTCAGATCTTCCTAAAGGAAATGGTAAAACGATCAGCAAATCAGTTAAGCCTGAAATGTCTGACCTTCCTAAAGGTAAAGGTAAAGCTATTAACAAAACGGTTGACGAAAAAACTTCTAAATTACCTACAACTAAAGGTAGCGCAATCAAGAAAGAAGTTGAACCTAAGATGGCTAAATTAGTTATCAAAGGAAAGGCTATCAACAAGAATGTTGAGCCTGGCATGGCTAAAATGCCTAAGTAATAAAAAAGCGATCCTGAAATGAAAGATCAAAACAAGCATAGGGCTCAGTCCTTTCAAGCTTATGTGGTCCAGGAAAATTCTCTTAAAGATTTGGTCGGAAAGACCGATGATGAGGAATTGGATTTGGACGATGCGAGAAGCATTGGAAAGAAAATCTCTAAAATGAAGGGAGAAGACCGTAAGAAGTACGTTGGAATCGTTAATTTCATGGGAGCTTCTTGCAGAATTTACAATGAAATTTGGGCTAACTACAAGCCAGTTGACCCAACTAGAAAGAAATCTAACCGTGGAAAAGAATTCCAGGGAGAAAAAGAAATTGGATAATAATTGGCAGAGCAAGGCGTAATAGCAGAATCAATAATCAGTTTCGCAATCACTTGGAAGAACCCAGGAAAAGGTCAACAACCTATATGGGATCAAACTAAGCAATCGATTGAGATTCATGAAACTGACGTGTATCCTGACTTAAAGTACAGTTCAGCATACGGTGCTCCACAGTACGTAAAGTACACATCAGGGTCTCTTCTAAACGAACTAATTGTTGAAATCAATAAGATAATTGATGCAAAAATAGCAATGATGAAGAAGGATCAGAAAAAGGAAGAACCTGCTAAGAACGAGGCAGAGCTTCCAGCTGGACCAGACGCACCAAAAGCATTAGGCCCAGGAAAAGAAGATGAAGACGATGATTCTGATCAGAAAGCTCTACCTGCCGGACCTGATGCTCCTAAACAATTAGGTCAAGGCTCTTCTGGAGGTGCCCTAGTTAAGTACGAGCAACCCCAACTGCCTGCTGTGATAGACAATAAGCCAAAAGCAAATGATGAACCTGAGGTGAAGCCTGAGGAATCTAAGCCTGCTGAGCCTGGAGACTATGCATACACAGTAGTCGTTCGTGGAGACAAATTAAGATTCATTGAAGGTCAACAAGAACGCGGAGCTTACTCGGCTGGCGTTAAGTTCCTGTATAAAATATCGAATAATCTAACAAAGAAGGTGTCAGGCGAACAGGTTGACAATAAGCCAAAGATTTGGGCAGAAATTTCAATGAGCGGGGCTTTCGGTAGCAAATTTAAAATGGCATTTGATGAATTCAACGAAAAGGAGTTTAAGTTTGGCGGAAATTTACTTGCTCAAATACTTCCATCAATTGAATTAAGCTTTACCCCTGAAATTAATACAGTGTACTCAAAGGAAAAACCTGAACTCGACTTAGCTGACGTTATCAAAGCAACAAACATAACTCTTGGAAACAAGTCTACTTCTGAAATCAAGTCGATTCAAAAGCAAATACAGAAAGAACTGGCCGCTAGAGAACCTGATCAAAAAGAAAAGGCTCCTGATAAACAAGTGGATCAGGATCAGAATAAATAACTAAAAAATAAAAGACATAAGATGGCAGGTCTACCACATTTTAAAAATTCAACAGCAGGTCCCGGTAAGTACGAACCTATTTACCTTAACCAGTTCGAGGTTATCATTACCCCGCCACCTGCCGTGTCTGGAAAAATTGGTTTCGGTAATAATCTAATGCTTGAACACGTATTGAAAGTGACTAGCTTACCAGAATACGCAGGTTCAGGATCAGCGGTAGTTATCCAAAACTATAAATTCTCACAAAGAACTTACGCACCAGCAAAACCAGCTCAAACATATCACCAATTCACAATTGATTTTGAAGTCAACTTGAATAATTCTAACGATATGTACATTTACAATGCATTAAGAGCATGGGCTGATCTAATTTACAACCCACTAACTGGTCGTCAAGGTCTAAAAACTGATTACGCTGATGCTAGCATTCAAGTAACTCAGTTCAACCGAGCAGGTCTAATCTTTAGAGATTTTATGTTCTCGCCAGTAT